TGTATGCACGCAGGGCAGGGCTCATATAAATAAGCACACCTATTGTTAGGACAATGGTGTGCCTTATGGGTTGTGTGGTGCGGTTCACGTGGAGATAAGTTGACTGGCAGGGAACGTTGATGCATTATTAATACATGAACAGAACAGAAAGGAACCGAACAATGAACTCCAACCCCTGCAACAACCTGAAGTTGCGCACGGTGATCGGTGGATGGACAGACTATTACGTGAATCATTCAGACGATTGGGTCGCCTTTAATGTCCACGGAAGTCGAGTCAACGTTCTTGATAACGACCCTGACGGAGATAAGATCACCTTTCAATGGGACTTTAACACATTGACGGTCACTGTTGGAAGTGTTATCAAGGCCCTCCGAATGATTGAAAAATGGCTTGAGGTGTGAGAACAATGTGGGAATGCATTAATGGCGAGTGGATTTGGATGGACAAGGAGATGGGGGCGGATGAATATGAGCGACAGAATGCTATTGGCTCTTATGAGGACTACTCTCCTGCTAACGTGCGGGCTCATGGCAAGCGCCTTAGTGCGGGCGGGGTTGCTGCCGGTGTCGCTGGGGGTATGATTGCTGCGAAGGCTGCACCTAGGATTGGGGGATGGTTGCTGTGGATGGCACTTTTCCTGACACTGGCAATGGTTTTCTCGTGAGGATTTATTCTCCGACTCTTGACTATAAGATCAAGCGAGTGCGAAAGTTTAATACTTCAAATCGACACGTGAAGAAGTATTATTTGTCCGGTTACCGCGGGACGATTATCAAGAATCGCCTTCGAAATAATTACGAAGTCACTTACAACGGAAAGCAAAAGGGCACACTGTATTTCCCTCACGACTATAACGAAGAGAGTATGATTTGCGAGGCGGCGACTTTCATGATTGAATCACCAGTAGTTTTTCACGACGAAGACGCCCCCACCCTCTTTTAATAGATTCCCGGCTGGACGGGTAATACCAGATCACTGAATAGAAATCGAGCCACACACGAAAGGAAATGATCATGGCTGTTGTTTACTCTTCTCTCTCTGATGACTTTGCTGGCAAGAAGGCTTTCTTCACTGCTCAGAACTCTGCTGTTTCTTTTAAGGAACTGCGTGGCAAGAAGATTGAGATCAAGGACATTGTAATCACTGAGGATGATGTGGTCGACACGGACACTGGCGAGGTCGAGACGCGTCGGGCCATTACGGTGATCGATAAGGATGGCGCGGCGTTTGGGACTTCGTCTCAGACGGTTGTTGCTCAGATTCAGCGTCTGGTTGACATTCTGGGCGACGTAAAGTCGTGGCCGGAGCCGGTGGCTGTGGAGATCGGTTCGGCGAAGTCGGGTCGGGGTCGTGAGTACACGACTGTGACACTGGCTTGAGTCGGATAGAATGGTGACGCCCCCTGCCCCTTAGGGGGCAGGGGGGTTTGCTATGGTTAAGTCTCATTGGGCTAAGCATTATAGGTCGTTTAAGCGTGGCGCCAAGCGTGTTGGCAATACGGCTGCTGACGTTAGAGAGTTTGTTGGCGGACTGAATTCGTTGGGTAACCTGGCTCTACCCGACACACTGGGGGAGTTGTCTTCAGGGCCTGCGAAGATGGGTTCAGTGAAGGCCGACGTCAAGAGACAGCATCGTTCTGAACTGGATAAGGCCCGAGAGTTGCTTCAGGGCGAGAGAGATCGCGCTATTCGTAAAATGTATAAGATGGCGACAAGCCGTGACGGTGCAGACATTCGAGGTACTAAGTATGATCCGCTAGGCAAGTCTGCAATTGGAAAGGTGACGTTGAAGAATGCAGCGAGAGAACTTGAGCGTCTTAGTGAGTTTAATAATTCTGATAGCGTTTGGTATTTTGCTGACAGTAAAGGTAATCCCATTTCTGCTAAAGACGTTCGTCGTTATAAGCATGCTGTTCAGCGCTATAATGACGACATAGCGGCCTACGAGCGCTCCGTGAGTGGAACAAAATTACCTTACATGGGTGACATCACTGTTGGCGACTGGATTCGCGACTTTAGGCCCAGCAAGACTTATTTAGGCGGCGGTTCACACTACGCACTTGAGCGCATGAACCCGGATAAGCGAACGATTCATTTTGACTCCGCTGAAGCCATGCGAGAAAAGACGACCTCTATTCTTGACAATCTCTCGAAGGCAGCGAAGGCCGAGAAACTTACGGCAGCCAAGCAGCAGATTGCTGCCATGCTTGACGTGATCGGCGATCCTGCACTTTACGACATTTTGACCGATATTCCCGACGACGTCCTATGGCTCATGTGGACCGTTAATGGTGACTTCGCCAATCAGTTATCGCTTATGTATGAGGCAGCAAAAGAAGGCTATTTCGAGAAGCGAAGAGCGAATGAGGATGTGTGGTATGACGACGTGGAGAATGCACATTCTGAAACACTTGCTCTACTTAAAGATATTGAGTCAGTGAAGATTAGACCGGAGGACGATTTCAGTGGCTCGCCAATTAACAAGCGCCGCAACCGCCGCCGGTCCAAGCGTTAAGCGCAGCCATAAGAAGATTCCTTCATACTGTGCCGACTTTGAGACGACTACTCAAGAAGAGGATTGTCGGGTGTGGTCATGGGGTATTATTAAGGTGGGGAAATTGTCTGATTATGTGGACGGCACTTCCCTTGATGGTTTCATGCATCATATTGCAGAGCGAGCCGCATACATATATTTTCATAACCTTAAGTTTGACGGGATTTTTATTCTAGACTGGCTTCTTAAGCATGGATATAGTTGGACTAAAGAGAATCCTGGTGTAAAACAGTTTTCATCACTTATTTCTCGGATGGGACAATTTTATTCAATCACGGTCGTGTTTGAGACGGGATACAGGATAGAGTTTCGTGACTCATTCAAGAAACTTCCTATGTCCGTGTCAGCAATTGCTAAGGCGTTCAATCTTCATGACCAAAAACTTGAGATTGATTATGAGAAACTTAGACCAATAGGTTACATTCCAACAGAACAGGAGAGGCGCTATCAGAGGAATGATGTTGCTATTGTCGCCCAAGCGCTAGAGGTTCAGTTTGCTGAGAAGATGACAAAACTGACCGCAGGCGCGGACTCCTTAGCAACTTACAAGAAGATGACGGGCAAACTGTTTATTCGCAGATTCCCCATCCTATCCCCTGAGATTGACTCTGAAATTCGGAAGGCATATCGTGGAGGGTTTACATACGCTTCTCCTCGATTCTCTAGGAGACTTAACGGTGAAGGTAGTGTTTATGACGTCAATTCGCTTTATCCATCGGTCATGCGCAACTCATTGCTTCCCTATGGCGACCCATTATATTCCGAAGGAGGCCCCATAACTCAAAGGCCTCTTTACATTTCATCTATCACAATTAAGGCTAAGTTAAAACCAAACCACATTCCATGCATTCAAATTAAAAAGAATTTGACATTTAATCCCACCGAATATCTTACTGAAATCAATGAGCCAACCGAAGTTGTTGCAACAAATATTGACATAGAACTCTGGAAGAAACATTATGATTTAAAGATACTTTCATGGAATGGAACTTTTGAGTTCAGAGGTTCGCACGGATTTTTTGATGAATACGTAGACCATTTTATGGAAATTAAAAAGAATAGCACTGGCGGCTTGCGCCAAATTGCAAAACTACACCTTAATAGTCTTTATGGAAAGTTCGCTACAAATCCCGACATTACAGGCAAGCACCCTATTCTGAAGGACAATCGAGTCTCATTAGAGATGAATGAAATGGAAACGCGAGATCCTGTATACACTCCAATGGGAGTATTTATTACAGCACACGCCCGAAGCAAGACGATAAATGCAGCGCAAGACAACTATGAAACCTTCGCTTATGCAGACACCGATTCATTACACCTTGTGGGACCGACAACACCGCCAGACACCCTATGGGTTGATCCTGTAGAACTGGGCGCATGGAAGCACGAGGGAAACTTCACAAAATCTGTTTACATTCGAGCAAAGCAATACGCAGAAGAAATTGATGGTAAACTAGACGTGCACATCGCGGGGATGCCCCGCTCAGTGGCTTCCACATTGACGTTAGACGATATGTTGACGGGAGGCCAGTGGGGAGGTAAACTTATTCCCACAAGGGTTCCTGGAGGCGTAATCCTCAAGGACACCACATTCACACTCAAAGTTTGAAAGGCTGGATCTATCATGGCTCGACCTGTTAGCGACAAGGCAACCGTCAAGTTCCGTCTCCCCAAGTCCCTCATTTCTGACATCGATGAGCAGCACTGGACTGAGCGCCGCGACGTCGACGACATTGTGCGCGACGCTCTCATTGACTATCTCGCTCGAAAGGCTCCCAAGCCAGTAAAGTGACTGCGAACCCGTGTGGGATGCAATCCGGTGATAAGGACCCACACGGAACGGCCCGCAAGTCTTTGCAGCACTGGCTGACATTGGGTGAAAATGGTAGGCTAGGAACGTAAGTTCCTAGCCTACCTTATTAGGAGAAGAAATGGGAAAGGCCGACAAGTATAAAGGGACAGGAAATGTCGCTGAGGACGCTAAGCGAACTCAGGAGCAGACCAAGAAGAATCTTGAGAGCAAGCCCGACAAGTCGCGAGTGCCGGTAACAGGTGTTACTGGCGACAAACTTGCCGATCCGAAGTATCAGCAGGAACGCGCTCAGCAGATGAATCGGGATACGGCACATCTTTCACCTGAGCAGAAGAAGGAGATGGGGCTGCCGGAGTCGAATGTTTATGATCCCGGCGATTCCGACGGTGATAACAAGGCCGTGTCTCCGTCCGATCGAAACATGATGGGCGGCGACCCTAACCCCGAGAAGGACGAGGATCCTTTTAAGGATACGAAGGCGGCCTGGGACCACCTGGCGAGTGTTTTTGGAGATAAGATCACTGCGCTTCAGGGCGAACTTGAGGGACGTCTCTCAGGAATGCTTACCCCCACTGACCGCGAGACGGGCAATCCGTTTGCGGGTGACGACGTTCCTGCCAGCAAGGAGATGACTGCAGATGACGTCAAGGCGGCCGTGGCTTCGACGGCAGATGACGCCAAGGCCGTGGCTAAAGGTATTGGCGAGGTCGGTGGAGCCGCCGCCAATCTTGCGGGTACCGCCATGAAGGATGCGGGTAGTGCTACAATTAAGGAAATGGGGATTGACACGGACGCCGTAAAGAGTACTGGGAAGACTCTTGCTGGGCTTTCAGGTCTTTTCTCATCCGGGGACAATCCCGACTCATCCGTTCCTGATGGGAACTGGAAGCCTAAGTCAATTTCAGATCTATTCACGAGGAAGTAATTATGCCCCGCTTGCGAGATGACGTTTCAAACGTCGATATGCTTAATGCGATTCGTTCGGATGCGCGTAGGGACTATCAGGAGATGGTTCCGGAGGCCACTAAGGCTAACATCCAGGAAACCATTCAGGGAATCATGTCTGACAATATTTCTCGAAACGAGTTCATGTCAGCACTGATCAACCGGATCGGATCCACGGTTGTGCGTGACATTTCCTGGCGCAACCCTCTCGCCGTCTTCAAGGACGGCATGATGAATTTCGGTGACACCATCGAAGAGGTGCACATGGACTTCATCAAGCCCACTATCTATGATGAGAATCGCGACTACCTGGAGAAGGACGTGTTCGGCCAGGCACGACCGCCGGCCTACAGCGCTTTCCACACGATTAACCGCAAGGAGAAGTTCAAGGTCACTTTCAATCGTGACGTTCTCCGCCGCGCCTTCCTGAGTGACACGGGGCTGTCTGAGATGCTCTCTCAGACTATGAGTGTCGCCGCGTCCTCGGATGAGTGGTCCGAGTTCCTGACCATCTGCTCCTTGTTCCGGACCTATGATGAGAAGCACGGGTTCCATCGTGTTCAGATCCCTGACCTGAATGTCTTTGATGCAGACAAGACGCATACCGACGCAGCTCTTAAGGCGCTTCGCGTGGCTGCGGACAAGATGCGCTATCCGACTCCTGCATACAATGCGGCGGCGGTTCACTCGTTCGCTCGCCCCGAGAATCTTGTTCTCATTGCGACACCTGAGTTCAAGGCCAACGTTGACGTCACTTCACTGTCTGCTGCGTTTAACCGCCAGGACGCGGAGGCTCCGTCGCACATCATCACTGTTCCGAATGAGGCTCTCGGGCTCAAGGACGTCAGTGCGATCCTGACTACGCGTGAGTTCCTGCTGATTAAGGATGTTCTCCTGGAGAACCGTTCCATTCAGAACCCTGAGGGTCTTTATGACAACTACTGGTTGCACCACTGGTCTCTGATTTCGGCTTCTCCGTTTACTCCTGCGATTGCGTTTGGGACGAAGGAGAGTACGAAGATCGTTGTTCCGGCTGATGAGACGAATGCTGAGATCGACACGATTCAGACGCTCAACCAGGATGGCACGCACAGTAGCGTGATGAAGCCGGGCTCCGTTCGGCAGGCGAAGATCCTGTGGAAGACTCCGCCTGCCAACAAGGGGTACGCCACCGACTGGTACATCAAGAATGCGACCAGTAAGGCCACGAAGATCTCTAACGACGGTGTCCTGACTATCGGACCTGATGAGAAGAACGGGTATCCGACGCTCGGGGTCTATGTTGACACGAAGTCCGCTCCTGGCGGCACTAAGCCCGTCAAGAAGGAGATTTCAATCCAGATTCAGGCGTGATATACTGAGTCAGTAACCGCCCCGCTATCCTCCGGGATGGCGGGGCTTTACTGTTAATGGAGGAGATATGACACAGATTTATGGTGATCCGCCAGAGACTGCTGCGGGACTGTCGTTTGATTACTCTGTGTGGTCTGCGGGCAGCGTTATTACTATGTGTAACGTGCCGTTTGATAATACTTATCGTGATATTATTGATTGGGACGCTTATGGTTGGACACCCTATCAGTACGTTAAGTCATTCAATAAAGTTAACAAGGTCGAGATAAATCAACTAACATATCTTGCTCAAGGCAAGCCGATTCGCATTCCCACGCCTTTCACTAGGGCGAACCAGTATAACTATGTAATGGTTGAGAACCCTGGTCGTCCGATTGACTCGAAGAATTTTGAGGGCTACACGCCTCACGCTTTCTTCTACTTCATCACTAGCGTGGACTACATAGCACCTAACACTACACAGTTAACACTTCAGCTCGACGTCTGGTCAACGTACTATCAGCGCGTAAAGTTTGGGCGTTGCTATCTTGAGCGCGGGCACATGGGGATCGCCGCCGTCGACAGTTTCAATGACAACGGTCGTGAATGGCTCGCTCAGCCCGAGGGCCTCGACGTCGGTGGCGAGCATCAGGTTATTCGCTCATATCGACGCATGATTGCTGACGTCTTCAACGGCGACTACGACGTTGTTATCACCAGTACTATTGATCTCGCAGCGGAGTGGGGGAACCTTGCGAGCCCCCGGTTCAAAATGGCTAACGGGTCAAAGGCTGAGGGGCTTCCCAACTCAGCCAGTGTGTGGGTCACGTCGCGCAACGACTATCTCGAGGGACTCTCCGCGCTCTCTGCATATCCGTGGGTTGCCCAGGGCATTGGCTCCGTAACCATCGTGCCAAAGGGCGTGGTGTCCAAGAATCCCGCAAATGCGACGCGAATCGGGAGCGTGAGTTGGTACAAGGTCGGCACTGGCGACGTTTATGTCAACCGCGCTTTTCCGTTGACTAATCATGACTTCCGAAAAGAAGTCATGAGCATGCTGCCGAAGGCGTATCAGGAACTCCGCAAGTTCATGACTGCGCCCTACTGCATCCTTGAACTCACAACCTACACGGGAAATCCTGTGGAACTTCGCCCTGAGTCGCTTATGACCACCGGCATTGGGCTTCTGCAGTACGGGCACGTTGTACCCCCTAATCCTCAATTAATGTTCGCGATCAAGGACTACAACAACAAATGGGCTTCTAAGCGCCTTGTCGGCCCGAGTACTCATGAGGAGGATGAGTACGGCGAGGAGTGGGATCTGGTTACCGGATACACCTCACTGCCTACATTCTCAGTGCTCAACAACTCGGGACTCAACAATCTGGCCTCGAATGCTCACACGATCGCCGCACAGATCAATTCCGCCAAGTGGCAGCAGCGTCGCGCTCAGCGTAGTGCCGTGGCGTCTCGCGATATTGCCAACGCGGGGATTGCCGCGACTCAGGCGGGTGCTGAGAACACGATGTGGGGTAACTCTGCAATGGCCGACTCACAGTCTCGTTACAACAACATGAGAGCAACTGTCCAGGCTGTTCAGGGTGGGATGACTGCTCTTGGTGGCGCGATCGGGCTCAATGGGCAGGCTGTGGGTGCGGGTATTGGTCAGGCAGCCACAGCGGGAATTAGTGCGATGATTCAGAACTCTCAGGCGCAGTCGACGGCGAACATCCAGAATCAGTTGGCCAGTGGCGCTTCGCAGATCTCTCAGACGCAGCAGCGCGCGGTTCGGGACACGAACTATGACCTTGCGCAGTTCGCCGCTAACGGTGACTACGAGGCGGCAATCGCCAGTATCAATGGGCAGCAGCAGGACATGCAGGTCATCCCACCCGCTGTCATTGGACAGACGGCCGGTACGGTGGCTGCGATGGTGTCCAACGGGCTGGTGATCGACTGTCGCGTGCGACTGCTCTCCGACGCGGCCATTCGCCGTGTTGGCGATTACTGGCTGCGCTACGGGTATGCGATGAACACATGGATCAAGATGCCAAGCCGTCTTTCTTTGATGAGCGAGTTCACGTACTGGAAACTAGCCGAGTGCTATTTGGAGCGGGCGGACATCCCTGAGACCTTCAAGGGGACCGTGCGGGGCATCTTTGAAAAGGGTGTGACTTTGTGGCGCTCGCCCCAACGGATTGGTACAATCAATATCAGGAACAATCGGATCGACAAGACGAATCAGGTGAGTTTGATTGTCTAAAAGAGACTATGTTAAGAATACGGTCTATCGTGAAGTGATGGCCGCAAAGCCATCCACATCTGAGAATCGTCAGGCGGCGCTGGAGTATATGTACAGACGCCAATTGATGGGAAAGTGCATTTCTAGGTTCACTTGGGAGGGCCTACCTAACGGGATTGATCCGCGTTTTATTGAGACAACCATCTTCAACAATGGGTACAGCGTATTTTACTACGACTCGTTCTTTGAGATGTTCATGGCAATGCCTGCAACAATCTCGGGTCCCCTGGACATCCAGGATAATCCTACTGGTTATCGGGTGACGCGAAATGGAGTCTACTCACGCGACGTGCCCGCTAGTGAGTCTGTTTGTATCTGGGGAAACCAGATTAGAGTGCCTGAGATTGATGTTGTGCTTTCCTACGCCGCGCGCCTCGCCCAGATTGATCGCACTATCGAGATTGATCTTTTAAATGAGCGCAACCCCATGATCGTCGCCTGTTCTCAAGATCAACGGCTCACGGTTCAGAATTTAATATCCAAGATTTACGATGGTGAACCCGTGGTTTGGGGGACCGAAAATTTGGCTGTTGACAATCTGGCCAGCATGATCGGTGTCTTCCCGTTGAACCAGAATGCTGGAGCGGGCGCTGTCTCCAGCATCAAGCACATGGAGTCCAAGGCCAAGATCTGGGGCGAGGCCCTGACAATGCTCGGGATCATGAACGTTAACAGTGAGAAGCGCGAGCGCATGGTTGTCGAGGAGGCGGCCGGGAACTCGGGCCAGGTCTTGGCATCACGCGAGTCATTCATGAAGCCCCGCCAACTTGCATGCGAGCAGATCAATGAGAAATTCGGGCTACAGGTCTCATGTGAATGGGCGGTCGACGACAATGCCGCCCCGAACATGGAAGACTACCTGGCCGTACAGAATCTAACCACCTATGAGACAGAAGGAGAGGAGTAATGCCTGCACAGTTCACAATGCGCCTTAAGGACGTTGTTAAGGTAACCGGAGACCACATCGGCCTTGACGATTACCCCATTTTTAACGAGGACTATCGCAAGATCTTGAACGATCGCATTAAGCGTGAGTACTGGCTCCAAGAAATTGCTCACGAGACACCAGATATCTTCATTTGGCGACTCAAGTTGAAGATGGAACGCATCATGCCCCGATACAATCGAATGTATGAGGCTGAACTCCTCAACAACGATCCGCTGGATGGTGGGCGCCGCGTCAATGAGACCTCTCAGGACGGGAGGTCACAGAACAGTGGGACGAACCGGCAGGACAGCAACGGATCCGGCACTACCGACTCCACGGGCCGCACAGTGGGATCCGACACACCTCAGAGCCGTCTAGCTGGAAACGGGGACTATGCGACGTCTATCAGTGACGCGTCCACCAAGGGCAAGAGCACGAACGTGACAACATCGACGTCGAGCAGTACCGGAACCAACGACTACCGGAACAACCAGCACTCCCTTTCCACGGGTTACAATATGGGTAAGGGGGAGCAGATCGCTCGTTATCGAAACACTCTCGTGAATGTGGACGACTTTGTTATCGCAGAACTAGCCGACTTGTTTATGGGTATTTGGGACAACGCCCAACCCCGCACTCGTCATTACCTAAACTATGGGATCTATTAGGAGGAAGCATGGGAGTCATTGATAAGTCTAAGCGTTGGCTTCAGATTTATGAGCGACTGGTGGAAACTCGATACCTGATTGACGCAATTAACATCAATAACGTTACCCCATTCACCTATGGCGATGGGCTCACATATTATGAAGTTCTTTCCAGGTTGCGGGAAGTGATTGATGACGTCGTTAACTATGTAAACACCTTCGGCGAAGAGGAAGCGAAGATTGTTGCCGACTTCAACGAAAAGGTTAAGAAATTTGTTACGGACAATGCTTCTGTGTTTGATAGTCAGAGACAATCATTTAGAAATGCCCTGAATGACCTGGAAACGGAGACAGACAAGTTCCTCAACAAGCTTCTAGTGGAGAAATTTGAGAAGCATCCATCAGGCAAGTTTTTCACCACTACCGCTAAGGACGGGTCGCAGATCGCCGTCGCCAGCAGTCAGGGAATGCAGGATGTTCTGGATGAGTTAGCGACCGTCCGTTCATCAGTCAACAGCAACAAGGGGAACGCTGACCGTCGACTGAACGACCTTGAGTCCAACAGCATCGTGAACAGGGTGAGCAAGTATCCTCACACGCTTATCCTTGGTTCGTCTAACGCGATCCTTACTGGGTACGCCAATGGGACGTGGGATGAATGGTGTAGGAGTAAGGGGGAGATCCCCCACAACTATGCGTCAAACGGTGGAGGATTTACTTCAAACGATGACAACAACTTTCTTACCATGCTCAATAATGCTGCAACTCAGATTAGTGAGTTTCAGCGAGGCCTGACGGGACGTTGCTACATCATCGACCTCATCTACGATATCCGAACCGGCCGTGATATCAGCCAGCCATTTGAGCGGTTCATGCAGAAACTGAAGGAGGCATTCCCGAACTGTAAGGATATTATTGTTCTGCCCGCACTCTATAACGAGTGTGACGCAAACAATGACTTCAACATCGCCCGCCGCTGCGCCTCAACGACGAATGCGATCAAGCGACTTGCCACCCCGCACGGTGCTGTAGTCTGCGAAGGCTCTCGCTCATGGTTCCATAACGGGCAGGAGGCTAAATTCTTCACACCCGACATGAACGTCCACTTCACGCCCGCGGGCTACAAGTACGCCCAGCAGCAATTTGATGCATGGCTTCGTGGCGGCTCGGGCTGGGTCAATTACGGTTGGGAGGACATTACAGGGCTCGCAAATCTCAACAATGTGCGACAGAACAGTTTCCTCTACGCCGTATGCCGACGGGAGCGCGACGACGTCACCATCCACGCAACATTCGAGGTCGGCAGCGTCACGAACGGTGAGGTCCTGTTCAGGCTTCCCGCCTGGGCTCGCCCGTACACGAACTTTTACGTGACGATGTGGCAGGACTCCACAGCGTTCCGGGGGAACGTCAACCACAACGGCAACGTCATTGCCTTGAAGGACATTCCCGCAGGAACCCGGCTAGCGATTGACGCATCATATTCCATCTTCTAACAAGCACGTCTGCCCCCATGGTAAAATGGGGGCAGACGTCTGTCTAGGAGGATAAATGGCCTGGGATGAGACCATGCGAAAAGTGTGGGTCAAGGCGATCGGCACTGTCGAGTCGTCCATGAACTACGCCGCAATCAACTACAACGACCCGATCACCGTGGGAATTGGACAGTGGTATGGCACTCGCGCCGCGGCACTAATCAACAAGATGAAAAATGTTGACTCCGCAGGATATGGGGCTCTGCCACAGGACTTCCGAAACGTCATGAACGCACACAACGAGAGTGACGCGTTCTGGAATACCTACTACCTGCCCAGAAACTTCGGTGATGCACTCAAGCCCTTCCTGCTTAATAACCGCAACATCCAGGACGACCAACTAATCCTTGACGCCAACAGTACATATAGGAACATGGCGCTCAAGTATGGAATCAACCCCGACACCAACACCGAGACATTCATCCTGTGGGCCGTCGCCTACCACCAGTCTCCACAACGGGCGATGCGAATCGCGAACCGCGTTGGCGGAACGAATCTCGATGGAATGAAGTCCGCCATCCTCTCAGACGCCGTACTAGGTGTGTACAGCACCCGTTACAACACCGCATACAACATCATCAAGTCAAAAGACACCAGCGGTGTCGGCAGCAGTGGATCCAGCAGCACTACCACACCTGACGGCAACGGTGGTAGGGCGTCACAGTCCAACTTCGCCAGCCTTGTTGTTGGGCCAGGCGTTGGATATCTGCTGCTCGACAACTCAAACCTGGTATGGCTACGCACGCGCTTCGGAACCTCAGTAGGAACCCCAGTGGGCATCAATCTCTGGAAAATGGATATGGGCAATTCCGAAGCCAAGGTCCAGGAAATTGTCTCAGGCGCGTGGAACAACGCCCACGCGCTCGGGTTCAACGAGGGAAGCGCGGCGGCGCCCAATCCAGGCGGTGGTAATCCTGGTGGAGGCGGCGACGGATCCAAGGGTGCGAAGGCTCTGAAGTGGATGATGTCCCGGATCGGTAAATTTGGCTACCGGCAGGCGCCGGGCCGCCTGGACCCCGACAACTCGGGTTTCGGTGACTGCTCATCCACGATCTACAGGGCCTACAAGGACACGTCAGGGACGTTCGTAGGCACATGGACAGGCGACCAGTACAACCGTGGGAGAGAGGTCATGCCCCGCGGTAGTGGCGCCATGACGGCCGCGCAGCGCGCCATGCTGAGACCCGGCGACATGATCGTCATGGCGTGGCGGTCGACGGGCTCATACTATCCTGAGACCGACCACGTAGAAATGGTTGTGGACTCCAATCGTTTGATTGGGCACGGAGGAAACCCTTATTATGGACCTGTAATAACTAGCATCGATCGCCTTGCTGGCACTCGGTGGTGGACGGTAAGGAGACACGATTGAAAAAGAAATTCAGTTACTATTCGTTCTCGAAGGTGCTCTCATATGCGGGCGTCTTCAACATGGTTATGGGTGCTCGTGGCCTGGGTAAGACCTATGGGGCTAAGAAGATCGTTATCAAGAATGCGATCAACAAGGGACAGCAATTCATCTACCTTAGGCGCTACAAGACTGAACTAAAAGGGCGTAACTCCTTCTTCGCTGACATTCAATCGGAGTTTCCTGATGAAGAGTTCCGCGTTGAGGGACAGTTCGCCCAGCGAAAGGTGGGTAAGAAGTGGGAGACGATTGGCTACTTCATTCCACTGTCTACAGCACAGGCAAACAAGTCAATTGCATACCCAAACGTCTACACGATCATCTTTGACGAGTTCATCATCGACAAGGGGTCTCTGAGGTATCTGCCCGATGAGGCGAAAGTGTTCATGGATTTCTACTCAACAGTAGACCGCTATCAGGACAGGGTTCGATGCCTCATGCTCTCAAACTCTGTATCAATCATGAACCCCTACTTCATCCGCTTTCATATTGAGCCTGTTGAAGGCGTGTCCCGCCATGCGGATGGCTTCATTGTCACCGACTTTGTTGACAGTGAGCAATTTCAGTCGGAAGTGGCGCACACTCGGTTCGGGTCGTTCATTACAAACTATGCCGAGGACTATGCTGAGTATGCTATCAGTAACAAGTTCGCAGACAACTACGATGACTTCGTCATGAAGAAGTCGGGGAGGGCGAAGTATGCCTTCTCACTCCGCTGCCCTGACGGAGAGGTCTCCATCTGGATCGACGGCGCCACATGGTTCGCCCAGAGGAGACAACCCAAGGGGGATCGGGTAAGATGGGCCTATAAGGTCACAGACTTGCGAGAAGGAGAGAGACTGCTCATGTATGGTGACAAAGTGCTTTCCATCATGCGGAGCACGTATCGAAAAGGACGACTTTTCTCTGACTCGCCAGAGACCCGCAACATGTTCGCAGAAATCTTTGTCCGATGATTAATCTACCTCAAACACTAGATGTGGCCGTGGTAGTCGGGGTTGTAACCTTGATGACTATTGTTGGGAAGTTTGTCTACCGATTTACCCGATTTTTAGATCATCTCTCCGTAATGCTCACGGCGTGGGAGGGAACTCCTGATAAGCCCGGCGTTGTGGCGAGACTAGATGATATCGAGGATAAACTCAAAGACGTGCAGTACCACGTAAAACCTAATCATGGCGGGTCTGCCATAGACGCACAAAACCGCCAGTTGAAAGAAATCCTTTCCTACCTAAAGGAGAAAAATAATGGGAGAGCATGAGGCCCCGTCTAAGGGTATCGACCCTAAGGTCCGCTTCTACGCCTACTGCGCATGCTTCGGAATCCTCGTAGCACTCGGTGCCATGCGAGTCATCGACGGATCCTACATCGACGCCATCAACTTCATCACCGCAGGATTCTTCGGTGTCGCCGCATACAATGTCCCCCGAGTGGGTGGCAAGTAATGGCGACGCGAGCAGACATCATCCGCGTCGCAAAAGGCGAAGTCGGCTACAGCCGATGGGCCGACGAAGAGAATGGCACCAAGTACGGGCGATGGTACGCCCGCGCCGTCGGCAACGACATGTTCGCAGCTTCTGGCGTCCCCTACTGCGACATGTTCGTCTCCTGGGTCCTCTCCACCGTCGGCATCGCATGGCGCTCCGCCTACGTCCCAGGACGCGAGAACGAGGCCCGCGCCCGCGGCGTACTCATCAGTAAATGGGACGTCCGCCCAGGCGACGCCGTCACCTTCGACTGGCAAGGCGACGGCGAATCCGACCACATCGGAATCGCCGTCACCGCCCCCTACGGCAACAAGATCGACACCGTCGAGGGAAACACCTCATGGGGCTACTCCGGACCCCAGGGCGACGGCGGCGTCGTCGCCAGCAAACAGCGCGACATGGACGACGTCGTCTACGGCATTCGCATCGTCGACGACTACGCCGTCTCCCGAACCAGCGACGGAACAAGCAACATCACCGGAATCCAGACCGCAATCGGCGCCACCCCAGACAACATCTTGGGCCCAGACACCGAGAAGCGGCTCTACGCCGTCGTCGCTGCCAGCGGGTGGGCGGGGAGGCACTTCCCCTACGGAATCCAGTACACACAATCCGTCGTCGGAACCAACCCCGACGGTGTGTGGGGAGACGCTAGCGACGCCGCACACGACCGAGTAATCGCCGCAATCCAGCGAGCACTCGGAGTCGAGGACGACGGCATATGGGGCCCCGCGTCCCAGGCCGCCTGGGAACGCTATCGCAAGAACGCTAAGCGCCCCTAACCCGAGACACAGATATCCCCCGGAGCATCCAGCCACTCCGGGGGATATCTGTGCTCAAATCACATCGGTGACCTCACTTCCAGACCTGACCTTCACCACAGTGTGCTCCCAGCCCTGCCCAGTCTTCTCGATCGTGTGTTCGCCTTCAGGTGTTGAGAACTCCACCTTCATCTTGTCGTAAAGGCATGAAGTGCCAGCAACGAATTTCGCATTAATCTTCGCCGAATCCTCTTCGCTAAAAGTGCTGATGGCTTCAAGCAATTCAACACAAACTTTTTTGTATGAAACAGTCATTGCTCAACCTTTCATGTAGCCCAGTGCTGTAGTGTCAACACCTAAAGTCTCTAGACACTCGATATAAAAATCCCAGCATTTAACTGAATCGTCGGGACCGAATCGCTTAATCACATTCTTTCCCGTTAACTTGTCTGCAAATATAACGCGATTGTCAGGCCAACCGTAAAGGTCGAGTCGATAATCGTCGCTATCCATGAGAATTCTGTCATCCCTAGCGATCACCAAGAAATTCGGTAGTTGATCAACAAGAGATAGTGTGTCTGCCAGATATTTCAAATAAAACATCAAATCACCTGCAAGCCTGAAAGCCCCATTTCAAGAACCGCTTCGTTTCGTTGATCAATGGAATCATACGTATTAATTGTACCACTATTCGTCTCGCTAGGTGTCCATGTCTCAACAGTGTAGTCACTAATAATACGAATAGCGATAAATCCACAATAAAGAATGTTCGCTCCGCCCTGAGTATATGCCTCTCGCATACCATGCAAGCGAAGTTCGCGCTTAACACTATTAATCGATGACATTGTGCTTAGCCGTGTAATTAAGAAGAAAGCGTGCGGCAAGTGGTAATTCGTCTTCTGGAGACATTGTGATCTCGCCTTTGTAAGTCAAAGTCCACAGATCACCATTCCTGGAAATGGTCATTAAATCGTCGCCAAACCATAGTCGAATGAAGTCCTTTTCATGCGGATTCTCGTCAATAATTCCGCCAAGGGCTCTAAGGCTCTGTTTGGTGTTATTTGATAAATTACTGAATTGGATGTTCATTGCACTTCAGCGACTTGATCCAAGCCGCAGTCCTTTCTGGTGTGTCATTGTAGTCAGTATTCTTGATATACCAATTACTATCGCCGGTTCGCTCTAGAATAATTTGCTTGGACAATTCCTAATCCTGTCTCTGAAGAAATAATCAAATCCGTCGCCATGATGTGGTATTCATTCGTAGCGTCCTTCCAGTAATGAATCCTCCCAGTATCATGATAATAAGCAATGTGATATCCATTCACTAGACATTCTGTAATAAAATTGCTGACCTTCCAGTAAGTCAACACCTTAGACGCTGAATGGGGTCCATGATGCGCCCGCTTCATAGCCGATCACCAATCCAAGCCAACAACTCCCACTGAGAACCAAAGGCCCGCCAATACCCAGTAGTCACCACATGCCACCTACGATGATGAGCCCTCTTGACCTTGTACTCCCGGCCTCCAAGCATCATGGAGCACGACCTATCGTCCGCGTCAACATTAAACACTACAACTTCACTCATTTCCTTAATCATAGGCCATGCGCTACGACCGAAAATGTCTGAAAGCGTGCTGAATTCAGTCATGATATATTCCTTATGAGCCAAGACGGACCTGGAAAATGGCAGCGTTAATTGCTGTGGTGAGGTCTGTAAATGACCTTATATGGCCGTTGGGTCCAATAAGTTCATAATATCCTGAGCAGACATTAAGATATACGTCCTTGGAATAATACCAACGGTTGCGATCAATCTTGATTGGGTTCATGTTCTTGTTCATGTATTAATAATGCATCAACGTTCTCTGGTTGTCAACACAATTATCTGTTAACTAGGTCACGGCGATAATTAAACGATTATCTAGTTAATAATGTGGTAATAGTTAAGGGCCGACCTAAGTCAGCCCTTAACTATCAGCCGTGGCTCTTGATGTGATTCAGAACGTCAGTGAATGACTTGACAAACACCATCTTGTTCGCCCCCATCACCCTGAAGCCATCCTTGGTCATCCGCACGTGAAACTTGTACTTGTTCGTGATCACCTTCAGTCGCTCGCCATTGAACTGGTAGTGCATGCCCTTCAGCATGCTGCAGATCATGTCTGTCATGTAGAACTTGCCGTTGGTTTCCATTGTTCGGTTCCTTTCTGTTCCGTTCTTGATGTATTAATAGTATGAAAATCCAAGAACGTTGTCAAGTTATCTGCACGTGAACCACACCACACAACCCATAAGGCACACCATTGTCCTAACAATAGGTGTGCTTATTTATATGAGCCCTGCCCTGCGTGCATAC